ACAATTTGCTAGCTGTGTGCTTGTTGACAGCGATGACACCCTCGATAGTATCTTTACTAGCGATATGGCTATTGGCAGATACGTTGCACAAAGGGCGGGCATCGGTATCAACGCAGGTCGAATCCGTGGCATCAACAGTAAGATCCGAGGCGGAGAAGTTCAGCACACAGGTGTTATCCCTTTCCTCAAAAAGTTTGAAGCAACTGTCCGATGCTGTACTCAGAATGGCATCCGTGGTGGATCAGCAACTGTCCACTTCCCAATCTGGCACCAAGAGATCGAAGACATTCTAGTTCTTAAAAATAATAAAGGTACGGAGGATAATCGTGTACGAAAACTTGACTACTCCATTCAAATCTCAAAACTATTCTATGAACGTTTCATCCAGAACGGAGAGATCACCCTATTTTCTCCCCATGATGTACCTGGGCTCTATGATTCTTTCGGGACTCCTAGCTTTGATGATCTGTATACCAGTTACGAATCAGATGATTCAATCCCTAAAAAGCGAATCGGCGCTCAAGAACTGATTCTTGATCTCTTAAAAGAACGTGCTGAAACTGGTCGTATCTACATCATGAATATCGATCATTGTAACTCCCACTCTTCATTTAAAGATAAAGTTTATATGTCCAATCTGTGTCAAGAGATTACTCTTCCCACAGATCCTCTTCAGCATATTGATGGTGATGGTGAGATTGCTCTCTGTATTCTTTCTGCCATTAATGATTGGTAAGTTGAAAAACTTGGGAGAACTTGAAGAACTCTGTGATCTTGCTGTTCGTGGATTAGAAGAGTTGATTGATTATCAGAACTATCCTATCAAAGCCGCCGAAGAAAGTACAAAGAATCGTCGTTCTCTCGGCATTGGTTATATCGGTTTAGCACATTACTTGGCACGACATGGAGAACACTACGATGACCCACACGCATGGAAACTCGTCCACGACCTTACTGAATCTTTCCAGTACTATTTGCTCAAGTCAAGCAACGAACTTGCCAAAGAAAAAGGGCAGTGTGGTTATTTCGATCGAACGAAGTATTCAGACGGTATCCTCCCAATCGACACTTATAAGCGAGATGTCGATGAAATCGTTTCCAACGAGTTGAGTTGTGATTGGGAAACTCTTAGAGCATCTATTGTGGAACATGGACTCAGGCACAGCACACTGTCCGCACAGATGCCTTCGGAGAGCAGTTCCGTTGTGTCAAATGAAACAAATGGAATCGAACCACCTAGAGATTACTTGTCCGTTAAGAAGTCGAAGAAGGGACCTCTTAAGCAGATTGTTCCTCAGTATCAGACACTGAAGAATAATTACACACTTCTGTGGGAAATGAAATCTAACAATGGTTATATCAACGTTGTGTCTGTGATGCAAAAGTTCTTCGATCAAGCAATCAGTGGAAACTGGAGTTATAATCCAGAAAACTATCCAGATAACGAAGTACCTACATCTGTTATGGCAAATGATTTCTTAACTACATACAAGTACGGTTGGAAAACTTCCTATTACCAAAACACTTATGACAGTAAAACCGATGGAACAATAGAAGAAGAGAAACGTCAAAGCATTGAAGATCTATTAAATCAAATCTTAGAGACTCAGGAGGAAGATTGTGACAGTTGCAAAATTTAGAGTGAATGAAACGAAAAAACCAACAGGGATGACCGTATTTAATACCACGAACCTTGACAGCACAAAACAAAAGATGTTCTTTGGACCCCCTCTTGGGGTCCAACGCTACGACAAGTTCAAGTATCCTGTGTTTGACAAACTGACACAGCAACAGCTTGGATATTTCTGGAGACCTGAAGAGGTATCTCTCCAGAAAGATCGTGCTGATTATCAAACTCTAAACGAAGCACAGAAGCATATCTTCACTTCCAATTTGAAGTATCAGATCCTTCTGGATAGCGTACAGGGCAGGGGTCCTGGTATGGCATTCATTCCATACTGCTCCCTGCCTGAGCTTGAGGGTGCTATGAATATCTGGCAGACCATGGAGATGGTCCATAGTCGCTCCTACACCCACATTATCAAGAATGTGTATGCTGACCCTTCCGAAGTCTTTGACCACATTCTAGACGACGAGAAGATCCTCTCACGAGCACAATCAGTTACTCATGCTTATGATGAATTTTTGGATGCTGCATCTGAATGGGGTGCTGGCAATCAGTGGGAACATGCTCTAGAAGGAACACCAGCAGCACAGGAAACACTTTATGATCTCAAGAGAAAGCTATATCGAGCGGTTGCTAACGTATATATCCTCGAAGGAATTCGGTTCTACGTATCGTTTGCCTGCTCTTTCGCTTTTGGTGAACTTAAACTCTTGGAAGGAAGTGCCAAGATCATCGGACTCATCTCCAGAGATGAGTCCCAACACATGACAATTACTCAAAACATTCTGAACAAATGGAAAGAAGGTGACGATCCTGATATGGTGAAAATTGCCGAGGAAGAGTATGATAACATTGTTGATATGTTCCGAGAGTGTGTTGAAGAGGAGAAACTCTGGGCTGAGTATTTGTTTAAAGACGGATCTATGATCGGTCTCAACGCTAAATTACTACAGAAATATGTTGAATGGATTGCTAATCGTAGGATGAAATCAATTGGATTTAAACCGATTTTTGATGTACCTGCTAATAATAATCCTCTTCCTTGGACTGAACACTGGTTATCTTCCAAAGGTCTTCAGGTTGCTCCACAGGAAACTGAAGTAGAATCTTATGTCATTGGGGGCATTAAACAAGATGTTAAGAAAGATACTTTCGCTGGTTTCCAGCTGTGATAAACAATTCTGGGACTGGGTGGAAGGAAAGAGCTCTAGCACTAGAGAACAATCCAAAAGTAATACAACTACTAAAGGAGGGTCCGAAAAAATTAACGGACGCCTGGGCTCTACAAGCACTAAAATTGAAATACCAGATCCCTGGGATGACCCATTGATGTGATATGAATACAAGAAGTGCTAAAGATAAAGGTAGACGTTTACAACAATGGGTTCGCCAAATGTTGATCGAGATGCTTGATGTCCATCCAGAGGATATCGAGTCTCGATCTATGGGTGCAGGTGGCGAAGATCTTATTATGGCACGTGCCGCTAGGGAAAAGTTTCCTCATAGTATTGAGTGTAAAAATGTGGAAAGACTTAATGTGTGGGATGCTTATGAACAAGCACAAGCAAATTGTGGAGACTATGAACCTATTGTGGTCATGAAGAAGAATAGAAAGAAACCATTGGTGGTTGTTGACGCTGAATATTTTATCAAACTGTTTGAGAATAAATAAAAATGTTCCGTATATTTAAGAACATGCTACCTAAGGTTTCCGAAGGAGCAGACCGCGAAGAAAAAAGAGAATGGTTAAGTGATCTAGTTAGAATTACGATTCTGATCTGGAGCGCAGGTCTACTCACCGCCTCATATGTGAGGCTTCCTGGTGGTCAAAAAGTCATGGACTTTGACCCCACTTTCATCGCTTCTGTCTTCTCTGGATCCCTTGCTGGATTCGGTGTTGCTGTTGCTAGCAAGAATGCTATGAACGGCACTGGAACAAGCAATGGTGGTTCTCTACCAGAAGCACCTGTATATGCTCGTCCTAAAGATGAGGAGAAAACAGAACCAGAAGTTCAGCCAGTATGGTCTGAACCAGAACCAACACCAGAACCAGTTGCTCAAGAAGCACCTGCTGTTGATTTAGAACAGCGTGTGGAAGCACTTGAAGCAAAAGTAGATGTTGAAGAACCACCTTCTGAAGAAGGAGAAGGTTTTGTAAGACCACGTAGGGGTGATCTCTAATGGCTAAATCTGCTAACAAGGGGAAGAAAGGTTCCTCCAAACAAAATCAAGGTAATGCTACAGCGAAAAAAGCAAAGAACGGCGGCAAGAAAAAGTAATGGAATACATTATTTTCGCAATCGTGGGTCTGACGGAAGTTGGACCCAATCTTTGTAAGGTTGATTATCAACGCTATGTTGATGTACAATCAGTTGTGTTACCTTGTGACCTCATAAAGAAAGGAAAGGAAAATGCAAAAAGTAATTAATGCTCTAGCAGTTGCCTCGTTTGTGATGAGCGCATCAGCAGTTGGTGCTGGTGTCTATGCTTATATGAATAGAGAAACTCTAATTGAGCAAGCAAAGCGTGAGATCATGGAGGCAGTCATGCCTAAAGGTGTCAAACAAATTACCGAGAAACTACCCATCAAACTACCATTCTGATGTACATAGCAAAGAGAGAAGGGTTCGCTGGAACCTGGGATTATTTTGAAACCAACATAAATGATAGTCCAAAATGGACAAAGGATAAGTCTAAAGCCGCTGTTTTTGTTAATAAAGATGAAGCATTAGCTCATGCTAATGTCAGTAGTCTATATACTATTGTTCTGGAGGCGGTAGATGACACAAGCACCAGCAAAGGAGAAGCGTAAGCAAGAAAGAGACAACATCTTCTTGGATGTGTTATACAATTTGGTTGTATATGTTCCAGTATTGATTATCTCTTGGGTATGGGATAAAATCTCAGATTGAAAACTTGGCAGATAACTTCTTAGCAATCTTTTTAGCAGGGGCAAACAAGGGCTTAAACCTTGCTTGCCCTTCTTTTGTAAATTTACTTGAGATCACATCATCAATAATGATCTTGTTATCAATCTCATAGAGAGAATTGATCTCAACTTGGTCACGAATATACTGCTCTACGTTATCAACCTGCTCTACAAGTCTGGTTCCTTCAGCAGAGTATTCGAAGATATCAATATGTCCTCCTTCAGCAAGCACATAATGTAGGACGGGTTTGACTTGTTTGATCTTGACCTTGAATTTCTTTTTGGTTGCTTCTTTGATGAGTGGCTCAGCAGCGTTCTTGATGGTGTTGAATGCCGTTGTAGCGACCATCGTGGCAGCGGTTGTAACTACGGCGATAGAACCAGCCGTAGCAATCAACAGAAGGGTCAGGTAGATTAATATCGACTCCATTGACAGTAAAGGATGGGGTAGGTTTATCTGCTGGTATTTCAGCAATGGG